AGCTGCAATTCGGCGTTTACGTGTTCCAGCTCTGCCGCCCTGTGCGCATCGCCTGGCTCGACGCGGCGGTGCTGGCAGGCTCGATCACGCTGCCCGATTACAGCCGCCGGCGCCGCGAATATCTGCGCACCCGCTGGGTACCGCAGGGCCATCCGTACATTCATCCGGTTCAGGACGTGGACGGCAAGCTCAAGGAAATCAAGGGCGGGCTCGCCAGCCGCAGCGAACACGTCTTGCGCACTGGCTACGACGCCGAACAGATCGACGAAGAAAACGCCCAGGACAACGAGCGCGCCGCACGCCTGGGTCTTTCCTATGACAGCAACACCACCCCGGATCTGCCGGCACCAAGAGAGGAAGACGAATGAAATCGCTAGGCAAATACTGGGCGAGCCTCTGCCTTGCCCTGGTCATGCAGGGCGGCCGCGCGCTGCCCTTTCCCCGAATCCAGAATCTCGGGCCCAACGAGGAACAGCGCGAACACTGGTACAGCGTCCGCGCCGCGGGTGAGGGCAGTAACCGAGTGATTGAGGCCATGGTCTACGGTGAAATCGGTTACTGGGGAATCACTGCTGAGCAATTCGTCCGGGACCTGAAAGAGCTGGATGACGGCGTCTCCCGAGTCGTCGTCAGCTTCGCCACCATCGGCGGTGACTTGATGGATGGCATCGCCATTCACAACGCGCTCAAGGATCTGGGCGAGCGCTGTGAGGGCCGAGTGGTCGGCGCCTGTTATAGCGCCGGCACCGTGGCTGTGTGTGGTGCGCACCGCGTCACCATGGCTGAGAACGGTTTGTTCATGATTCACAACCCGAACATCGACTGGTTGTCGGGGGTTGAAAGTAGTGAGCTGCGAGCCTACGCAGACCTGCTCGACAAGACCCTTGAGCTCATCATCACCTGCTACCAGCGCCGTGCGCTGACCATCAGTGATGAAGAGCTTCGCGCGATGATCGCCGCCACCACCTGGATGACCGCCGGTGAAGCCAAAGCGGCGGGCTTTGTCGACGAGGTGCTGACAGGCGTCACGGTCAAAGCCGCGCTCGGAAACATCAAAGTTCTGAACCGTTACCAGAACGCACCGCCGGAGGCGTTGGCGTTGGTAACCGATCAGCTCCCGCCCAATCCGCCCGCTGAACCTGAGCCTGATCCGGCGCCTGAACCTGAGCCAGCACCGGAAGACGAGCCAGACCCCGCCGCCCTGGCAGCACAGCTCACCGCTGAATGTGCTGCCGCTGGCCTCGGTAATGTCGCCTCGATCCTGATCAAGGCCAGCGGCCTCAAGAGCCGCGCTGTGGTTCAGGAGCATCTGGTTCGCGCCAAGGCGGTGCGGGACCTGTGCGTACTGGCCAAGCTGCCCGATGAGGCCGAAGCGCTCATCCAGGCGGGCGTCGACGTTGACCAGGCTCGGGCCCAGTTGTTCGAGAAAATCGTGGCCAATAGCAGCCAGGTGGAAATCGACAACAAGCCCCCGGCGCCGGATCACCAACCCGCCCCATCCACCAAAGCAGCAGACCCTGGCGCGATCTACGCCAGCCGTAAACCCAACGCCTCGAAAGGAGCGCATAAATGAGCATCAAAACTGAAGGCGTCCACGCCGGCGAATTCCTCCTTTCGGAGGCCAACGGTACTCGCAGCCGCGAGGAAATCACGCTGGCAGCGACCGCCGTGGACCTGCCCGCTGGCCAGTTGCTGGGCAAGCTGACTGCCAGCGGACACTACGCACCCTATGACCCGGACGCAGACCCTGCTGATGGTAGCGAAACCGTTACGGCCATCCTTTGGGCTCCGGTAGGCGCGTCCACCGAGGCCCAGCGTAGCGTGGGCATTGTGCGTGACGCCGAAGTGATCGGGCGCCTGCTCACCGGCCTCGACACGGCCGGAGAAATCGACCTGCTCGCCCTCGGCATCGTGGTCCGCCCCTAAACGCAACTGACAACCCGAAACCCTGAACCCCGCCGCTGCGGGGTTTTTCATTTCTAGGAGCCCACCATGGCCGAGATTTCCATTTTTGAAGACGAGGCGTTCAGCGTCCCGAACCTGGTTGCAACCATCAACGAAGAGCACCCCGTACCGGGCCAGATCGCCGCGATGGGCCTGTACAACGAAGAGGGCAGCCTCAGCGTCACCCAGCAGATCGAGAAGGACGGCGACGTCCTCGCGCTGGTTCCGGCAGCGCCACGCGGCGCGCCGGGCCACGTAGTTATCGCCAGCAAGCGCGAGCTGATCCCGTTCAACGCCGTGCACCTGCCGCAGACCTTCACCATCACCGCCGACGAGATCCAGGGCATTCGCGCGTACGGTTCGCGTACCGAGCTGCAGGGCGTGCAGGATGTGGTCAACGCCCGTATCGAGAAAGCCCGCAAGCAACTGGAGCTCACCCACGAGTTCCAGCGCATCGGAGGCATCAAGGGCTTGATTGTCGATGCCGACGGCACCACCCCGCTGGTGAACCTCTTCCAGCGCTTCGGCATTACCCAGCAGACGCTGGCCATGCAGTTCGGTACCGCCGATGTCAGCGTCAAAGCTGGCGAGGCGCTGGATATGCAGGACGATGCTCTGGGTACTGCCACCGGCACTGGCGCCGTTGCGCTGTGCGGCAAGACCTTCTGGGCCAAGCTGATCGCCGATAAGTCCGTCAAGGACGTCTACATGCAGTCCACCAAAGCGGATAGCTTGCTGGGTGATCGCCGCCAGGCTTTCACCTTTGGCGGTGTGCTCTGGGTACGTTACCGCGGCAAGGTAGGCGGCGCCGCGTTTGTCGGTGACGACGAGGCCTACCTGGTGCCGGAAGGTGTCGAGGATCTCTTCAAGTCGGTCTACGCCCCGGCCAACTATATGGAGACGGTCAACACCCTGGGCGTGCCGCACTACGCGAAGCTGGAGCGCCTGCCGTTCGACAAGGGCGTGATGGGCGAAGCCCAGTCCAACCCGCTGCACATCTGCACGCGACCCCGCGCAGTGATCAAGCTGACCGCCTGACGATGTCGGGCTTCGGTAAAGCGCTGGAGGCGATGGATACAGCAATCGCCGCCAGCCTCAACGATGGCCTCGCCGACTACCTCAACGCTGCTGGCGTGGTGTTAGCTGGGGGGGTTGAGGCCATCCTTGATCGCGATGTCGAGCGGCTCGATACCGTCACCGGCATGCTCGACCGAACGGTGACCATCACCGTCCGTAAGGGTTCGCTACAGCCATTCGACCGCAAGGGCGCGTTCCGGCTCGATGGTAAAACCTGGCACATCGACGGCATCGCCGTTGACGATGGCCACTGGCTCACTCTCTACGTGGTGCCCTGATATGCCTATCCGAGACGTCCAGAGCGAGATCATCGCTGCGCTGATCGCCCTGCTGGAGGGAATTCAACACGTGGAGGAGGGTGACGTACGCACCTTGCTCGACGCTGACGATTCCAGCCTGCCGGATGAGTTCATCGTACTGCAACCCGGCACCGTCGAAGAGGTCGCAGGCCAGCATCCGCGCATGCCTAACAGCCTGCGCGAGCAGGTGGTGCTCAGCGTCGTGCTGGTCAGCAAGAAACGCCAGTACGCCGCCGGCCTGCGCGCCACTCGGCTCGCCATCAAGGTCGCAACTGCCGGCATGAAGTGCGGGCTGGAGGGCGTCAGCGGTGTCCAGTCAGCCGGCTTCCAGCAAGAGACGCCTGTGCCGCCCGGTGAGGGTCGGCGCTGGGCCGCACACGTCATGCCCCTCCAAATCAATTACGTCCAGCCGCTCAAGTAGCGGCCGAAGGAGAGAACCACATGATTCATGCACAAGACCGCTCGCTGATGGGCTTCGGCGTGACCAGCGCCAAACCGTGGCAGAGCCGCCGAGGTGTTGTCGAGGTCGGCAACTCGACCGCCCTGGCCATCCAGCACGCCACCGAAAAGAAGACGCTGCGCAACTACCGCACGGGCATCGGCAACAACAATGCCAAGAGCCAGATCACCGGCATCACCGGTAGCTTCACCCTGTACGACTGCGGCCCGTCGCAGCTCGCCATGGTGATCCGCGCGCAGGTCACCGGCGTGTCGGCCGGAACGGTAGAGGGTGAGGCCCATCCTACCGGTGGCCTCGCGGCCGAGCACATCGTGTTTAAGAATCTGGTTGATACCACCCAGCCGGTCACTGTCGTTTCGCCGCCGGCCGCTGCCAGCGCTGCAGCCGCCTCCGGCAATGCGGGCGATGGCACCATCGGTGCGGTTACCGTCAACGGTGCTGTATCGGGTGCCTATACCGCCAAGCTCACCAGCGCTACTGAATTCAGCCTGTTGGATGCGGCCGACCAGGTGCTGGGTGCCGGCACGGTTGGAGAGGCGTTCAGCGCTGCGGGGCTGACGTTCACCATTGCCGCGGGAAGCAGCGCTTTCGTCGCGGATGATGCTTTCACCATCACCGTGGCGGCGGGTGATGAAATGGATGCGGGTGTCGACTACATCGTCACGCCCTACGGCATCCAGTTGCCTGCCGGCTCTACGATCGGCGAGCGCGGGGTTATCGTCGGCTACACCAAGATCAAGGCTACCGTGGCGGAGATACTGAAGTCCGCGCCCACCGAACAGCAGCTGCACTTCGCAGGCCTCAACGACGCGCAGGACGGCCTGGCCTACGACGCGACGCTGTGGCGGGTGAAATTCGACGACATCGCCGAGTTGCCGCTCAATGGCGAGGAGTATGTCTCCTACAGCGTCACCTTCGAGTTGCTGCAGGACTACACCCGCACCGGTGATGGCCTGTCGCAGTACTACACCATTCGCCAGGCTGAGAAAGTGGCTGCTTGAAGTAGATAGGCCAGGGATGGCCTAGGCCGGCTGGGTTTCGGTACTGGCGTTGTGATGGTAGATTCGAAGATATCGTCGATATCGGAGATGTTCCATGCTAAGGAATGCAACGCTAGTCGCACTTTCATTTGCATTATTTACCACCGCGCACGCGGGGGAGCTGTTGGATAGGACTGATAGATTTACACAGAAGCGCGAGCTGAAGTGGGTCAGTCATATAAGAAGCGAAGCGCCTAGTGAAATGGGGCTTACTGCCTCGATAGTTTTTTTGCCAGGAGATGTACCAGGCAATGCCCTTGTGCATTTGGCTGGTAGTTTTGCAGCTCTGGAATATACCAAATGCCACGTCACTGACTGGTTGGCGGATGGCATCCCGGTTAAGCCCAAATCGAATTCTTACCAAGCGTTGCCGCGCAACGACTCTCCGCGGTCCATTGAAATTGTCACCAGTATTTTTTCTATACCGCAACTAAAACAGTTGGCGGCTGCGCAGCAGGTTGAGTACCGAGTGTGCCGTGATGAAGGGCGCATACCTGCGGTGGATCATGATGGCCTTCGCGAGCTTACGAAACGGCTCTGATATCTAACTCAATCGTCAAGCCCGCCCCGGCGGGTTTTTTTTCGCCCGGAGAAAATCGATGTCCATCAAAGACCGCCTGATCCAGTTCGTCCTGCGCGGCAAGGATGAGCTGTCCCCGGCTGCTGAAAAGTCCGAGGCGGCGCTCGATTCGCTGCGGCAAGAGGCCGAACAGCTGGGGCAGGCGTTGGACAAGGCCAAAGAGGCTCAGGGCCTGGCCCAGGCCCTGCGGCAAACCGAGCGTGCCGTCGAGCAGACGGAGCGCAGCCTGGTACAGGCAGATCTGCAGATTCGCGAACTGCGCGATGCGCTCAACAAATCGCCCGAAGGCGCCGGCCTGCAGCAGTCGCTGAAAGAGGCGGAGCGTGAAGCGCGCAAGCTGCAGCGTGGCCTGGATACCCTGCGCACCAGCCTGGGCGATCAGCAGCAGGCTGCCAAGGCTGCCGGCATCGACACTGACAACCTGGGCGACGAACACAAGCGCCTGGCTGCAGAAACTGATAAAGCCAAGAAGGCGCTGGCCGATAACAACACCCAGCTCAAGGCAGCCCAGCGCGAACAAAACGCCGCTGCCCGCGCCACTGCTGAGCACAGTTCACGTATCGATGCTGCGCGCGAGTCCATGTCGCGTGGCGCGAAACAGGTGCTGGCCTTCGCCGCTGCCTATGTCTCGCTCAACGCCGCTTTCGGCCTGGTGCAGCGCGGGCTGAGCCTGGTTGCTCAGGGCATTCGTGCCGTTGCGACCTCGGGCTCTGAAGAGCAGCAGGCGCTCGGGCAATTAGAGGCGGCGCTGGCCTCGACGGGCAGGCAAGCTGAGTTCACAACTAAACAGCTGCAGGAGATGGCTGACCAGCTCGAAGATCGTTCGATGCTGAATGCCGAGCCGATCCAATCGGCTCAAGCGCGGTTGCTGTCCTATACGGATGTAGCGGCGACCGAGTTCCCGCGGGCGATGCAGATCATCATCGATCAGCAGCAGCGTCTGGGCATCAGTGTCGAGCAGTCTGCCGAGATCGTCGGTCGTGCACTACAGTCGCCTTCCGAAGCCATTGCGACCCTTGGTCGACAGGGCTTCAAGTTGGAGGATGGGCAGAAGCGCTTGCTCAAGCAGCTAGAGGCGACTGGCAAAACCGCTGAGGCCCAAGCCATCATCATGGATATGCTGACCGAAGCCTATGGTGGGTCGGCAGCTGCGGCAAAACTGGGCACCTTCGAAGGGCTGCTCAAGACAATCGGCAAACAGATCGGCGACTTCACCAAGCGAGTGAAGAACGCCGGTGCGTTCGAGTTCATGCAGCGCAAGCTGCTGGAGCTGAGTGACTACCTGGACGAGATGGCCAACGACGGCCGCCTGGATCGGCTGGCACAAGGCCTGTCCGATGCGTTCGTGCAAGGTGCCGAGTGGGTCGAGGGATTCATCCGGCAACTCGCTGGTGTCGACTTCAAGAGATTGACCGATGACAGTGCCGCCTGGCTGAGCAATTTTGGTGCACACCTCGACGATGCCTCGGCCCGGCTAAAGCTGTTTGTGGCGCCGTTCCGCACGTTGTTCAACGGCCTGACGGCGGGGCTGTCCGGGTTCGCCGCGCTCATCACCAGCAAGATGAGCGAGATCCTTGGTGCGGTTGGCAAGGTTGCGGAGTACCTGCCGAGCATGCTCGGCGGCGAAAAGCTTCGTGCTGCGGTTGCCGATGCGCGTGGCGTGCTCGATGGGCTGACCGAGGGCTTCCGGGCTCAAGTCGAGCAGGACGGCAAGGACATAGCCGCCGCCTGGTCCACCACAACCGAAACCGTAAAAACCAAGGCCGCAGAACAAACCCAAGCCGTCAAAAAGGAAGCCGACGACCAGTTCGAGCACATCGTCCAGCGCGTCACTGATATGAACAACGCCCTGGCGCAGATCGATGCAGCAAAGGGCGCAGCCCAGCTCAGGCAGCTGGGAGATGAGCTGTACAAGGCCTACCAGCGCGGTGACCTCAGCCAGCAGCAGTTCGCTGCCGGCACAGCCATGCTGCAGGCCAAGCTACGTGACGTGGGCGGCGCTGCCACCACCATGTCCACCGCTGTCGGTATCGCAGCCGAAAGCCTGGAAAACTTGGCAGACGTACAGCGCGCGATCAGCGACGCCAAAACCGACCGCGACGTCACCGCGATCACCACCGCCCTGCGTCGCCTGTATGACGACGGGCAGATCGGCGCTGCTGAATACAACGCCGAGCTGGCCAAGCTCACCACTCGCCAGAAGGAACTCAAGCAGGCGCTGGAGGGCAGCAAAAAAGCCCAGGACGAAAAGAACAAGTCCGACCGCGAGGCCATTGTCACCAGCG